GCTGAAAAAAGAGTTAAGGTCGTGAGTATAGAAAACCTAGATTATTTACCTGCAGAAGATACTAATATTGAAATAGATAATTTAGATAATCATAGAGCTATTCAAGAATGGTTTTTACACGAAGACTATTTAGAAATGACTGATCTTAGAAATCCTAAGCTAGAGGAGTATGATAAAAATAAAATGTTTAATTTCTATCAGCGTAAAGTTTTTGAAGAGGTTTTTCTAAACAATAAAAGTATAAGTCAGTTAAGCAGAGACACTAATATTTCTTATTACTCTTTGTATAATACTGTAAAAAATATAAGACAACAAATAAAACAATTATATGAATCTAAGAATTGGGGATAAACTAGAGTTTGTTTTTAAATGGACTGGTATTAAGTGGCTAACAAATAAAATAGTAGTAGACTGGTTAGGTTACGAAAGCTGCGGATGTGAAGACAGAAGAGATGCTTTAAATAATTTTAAATTTAAAAGAGATGACTAGAGAACAATATTTTAAATGGAAAGACTTTAGAGAGTCTACAAGTCAAACTTTAAACAACGATGAGTATGAACTCGTTTGTCTTTTACACTCACAGTTATATTTTCATTCCTTTTTTAAACCGTGTACCTGCTCCCCTAAGACTATTGTACAATGGATAAAAGACCTTAATATAAAATTTAAAGAGTCTAAAAAATATCGAGTAAGAAAATGAAACTCGAAGAAATCCAGAAGTATGAGAAAGCCGTAGTCTTTTTATTAAACTTAGACGGATGGGAATTAAAATGGACTGGTAAAGGTTATAAGCATTATGACGCTTCAGGATTAACTCCTAAAGGTTTTAAATGTGTAATAGAAATGAAGTTTCGAAATAAATATTATCCTGAAAAACTATTAGAAAAATATAAATATGATGCACTAATGAAAATGGATAAAGATATTGTTAAGTTATATTTCGTTGCAGACGAAAAAGGAAATTACTTATACTGGTTAAACGACATTGAAATGCCTGAAGTAGAAAAAAAATACTGTCCTTCTACTTCTCTTTGGGACAAAAAAAAAGAATTAAAAGAAGTTTACCTTCTTAAAGAAAGTATAGCTTCCAGAATTAACTGGAACGATTAGGAAAATATATAGATTTTTTTTAAATTTATAGCAGAGAAAATGGAAATTAAACACGATAAAGCTGAAGTCCTTAAGGATATTGAATACAATAATCATACGACTATTTGTTTAGAATTATTAAATAAATGGAAAAAAGAAAGTAAGAATAAAGAACTCCAGGAATTTATATTGTCTTTTCTAGAAACTGTTTTTTATACAAATACTTTACAAAGAGATCGTTTTATATTTAATAAAATTGTTGAGGAGTATCGAAGCGACAAGTTACGAGCAATAGAAAGGTCACGTAAAGCAGACCAGAAGGTAGTTAAACTAGAACAGCAAGTAGAAAAACTAAAAAAACTTATTAACCTATGACCGCTAGAGAAAGCCTAATGCAAATGTATAAAGCTGAAATACAATGTCTACGAGCTGCATACTTAAAAGAAAAAGATAATACTAATAAGCTAAATGACATTATAGCTGACAAAGAAATAATAATTAAACTTCTAAAAAACAAGAACAAAGCGTATGACAAATTCAATTAAACTCCTGGACGGTAAAGTAGAAGACAAACAAGAAGTTATAGACAATATGTACTCTGACGATTACTACTACGGTTATCTAGGAAAAAATGCTTTATCTAGCAGTTCTATAAAACTTCTTCTGGATAGTGCTAAAACATATTTGTATATAAGTAAGTACGGTCAAAAAGAAACGCAACCGCTTAGAGACGGTCATTTATTTCACACTATGATCTTAGAACCAGAAAAGCTAAACGATATAGTTTTTGTAGATGTTCAAAGTAAGAACACTAATAAGTTTAAAGAAGCTAAGAAGTTTCACGATCAGGTTTTTACTATGAAGGAGAAAAACGATGCAGAAAGATTATGTGATGCTCTGCTAAGAAACGAGACTGCTCTAGGATTAATCCAGGACTCACAGTTTGAAGTTCCTATGATAGATACTATAAACGGTTATCCTTTTAGAGGTAAGGCTGACGTGTTGAAAAACAAAGGAGGCATAGTAGATTTAAAAACTACTATAGACGTAAAGAATTTTTATAAGTCTGCAGATGCTTACAAATATTATAATCAGGTTTATATATATTGTCAGCTTTTTAATGTGGACTACAAAGATTTTAAGTTTTTATGTATAGACAAAAAGAATTTAGACGTTGGAGTCTGGGACTGCTCTGAGAGTTTCTACTTAAAAGGAGAAGCTTCAGTACACGCAGGTATCGAGATATACAAAGACTTTATAGAATCAGACTTTGACATAGACCAGTATATAATAAAAGGGACATTATGAATGAATACGACAGGATAGCTGACTTAGTAATAAGTTTAACTGAGACAGATATATTCGAGAACCGAAGAACACAAAAACACGTAGACGCTAGAGCCTTCTTTGACTATATAATGAGAAAGGTAAAGAACAAAACATATACAGGTATAGCTAAATACTACAACACTAAAGGAAAAACCTCTGACCATTCTCAAGTATATTATAGAGTTAATCTCTTTGACGAAATAAAACATAGAAGACCAGAATTTAATAACTGGCAAAACCTAATAGAACAGACTACAGTTTCTTATGAAGTCTTACTCCTTATTATGGATAAAATTAAAAGTCTAGAAAACATTGAGTCTATAGAACAAGTAGTAAATATCCTGGATGTACTAAAGGAAGAGGAACAAGAAAATATGATACGTTTATAAGAACTATTTAAAACTTAAAAATTTTACGTTATATTAGTAGTGTGATGACACAAATGTCACACTATAAAAAAGATATAATGAAAACAGAAAACAAAGATAAAATGCTTCAGGCTTTAGAAGACTGCTTAGGTATAGTATCGACTGCAAGTATAAACGCAGGAATAAACAGAAGAACTCATTATAGATGGTTAGAAGATGACGAGGAGTATAAAGCAAAAGTCCTGGATATAAAAAACTCTGCTATAGATTTTGTAGAGTCTAAACTATTTGACTGTATTAAAAGCGAAAAAGAAACTTCTATAATATTCTATTTAAAAACAATAGGCAAGTCTAGAGGTTATGTTCCACGTCAAGAAATAGACACTGGAGATAATAAAGAATTTAGAATTGAAGTTGTAGAGTGAGAGACTTAAAGACAAACGTAGTCTGGAAGCACTTAGAAAAAAGCCAAAAGAAAATAGTAATAGAACAAGGTGGTTCTAGAAGCGGTAAGACGTATAACATCCTGATCTGGATTATATTTGGTTACTGTTTAAGAAATAAAAACAAAGTAATATCTATATGTAGAAAAACTTTTCCTGCATTAAGAACCTCAGCTATGAGAGATTTCTTTGAGATACTAAAGAATACTGAACTATATATTGAAGAAGATCATAACAAGACAAGTCACGAATATAAGATAAACGGAAACCTAGTAGAGTTTATTTCTTTAGACTCCCCACAAAAAGTAAGAGGTAGAAAAAGAGATTTGCTTTTTATTAATGAAGCTAACGAATTATTCTGGGAAGACTGGAATCAATTAGTGTTTAGAACAATAGGTCGTATAGTACTAGACTATAATCCTTCAGACGAATTTCACTGGATATATGACAAAGTAAAAACAAGAGAAGACGCAGACTTTTACAAGACTACTTATAAGGACAATAAGTTCCTGGAGGAGTCGATAGTAAAAGAAATAGAAAGACTGCAGTACACAGACGAAAACTACTGGAGAATATATGGACTTGGAGAGATCGGACAAAGCAAAGCTACTATATTCCAATTTAGAGAAATAGAGAAAATACCTGACAATGCTAAGTTCGTTTCTTATGGAATGGATTTTGGCTACTCGAATGACCCTACTTGCATCTCAAAAATTTACTTACACGATACAAACCTTTATTGCGAAGAACTGTTATACCGTACTGGAATGACAAATAGAGATATTCATAATGAATTGTTAAGTCTAGAAATTAATAGAAGAGACGAAATCTTTGCTGACTCCGCTGAGCCTAAAACTATTGACGAACTCTATAGGTATGGATGGAACATAAAGCCCAGTACAAAAGGGCGTGACTCTATTAATATTGGAATTGATATGTTAAAGAGATATACTATATACGTAACAAAGAAAAGCCAGAATGCTATAAAAGAGTTTCGTAATTATAAATGGAAAGAGGACAAGAACGGAAATATCCTTAACACTCCAGAAGATAAATGGAATCATTTTTGCGACAGTCTGCGTTACGGAATTTATAATAAACTAGCTAGACCTAATTATGGAAAATACGCAATTAGATAATTTTTGTAAAAAGTGCGAAAGGCAAATGACTCCTACAGGTTCTCTGCAAAATGGTTTTTATTTCTACTGTCCTAAATGTGGAGATGTTAAGTTCTGGAAATAAGTGTGCACGTGTACTGCACACATACTTTATATGTTTGTAGTGTAAAAAATGTATAACCTTTAATTTTTAATTTATGATTTTTAAAATGACTGCAAGTAACACTTTTAAGGATGACCTTAAAGAAAATCCTCAAGCTGCAATGAATATGCTTAAATCTTTTGTTTATGTTTTAAATACTAAACAAACAATTAGTAAAAAACGAAATAAGAAGTATTTAGATTTATGTAGAAAATACTTTGCATTTAAGAAAGATGAACCTGCTGACAATATGCTTACCCTTATAAAGTTTCAGCAAAATATATTTAAACCTATATTATCAGAAATGATAAAACTTAAAAACAGTAAGCGTCAGGTAGAGTAGACTCGTACATCTACAAAACTTGTAACCTTACAAACGTATAATCGGATAAGATTAAAACTAATTCGAGAAAGCGTAAAGAGTTGAAGTGATATAAACTATGTTTTAGGTGCAACTAAAATATGTAAGAGTAACGTCTTTTACAACTCTTATAAACCAGTCCTGTCGAGAGGTCTGGTTTTTTTGTATATAATACTATTTGTATATGTGAATAACTTTTTGTAACTTTAGGTATGAGAAAAGAATATAAGCCTTGCGAACTTTGCGGACACGATAACCACATAGACAATTTTAAATGTGAAGCAGAAGACTGCGGAGTTCCTTTAGACTTAGAACTTACTTACAATCAATGGGGTCTTCCCGAATTAACTCAAAAAAAATAATATGTATTACTACGCTACTACGCTAGATGATCTAGCAAATTTAATTACTAATCCAGACTTTAAAGTAATGGATGTCTACGGTGCAAAGCCTGGTTCAAAAGAATATAAATCTGGTAAAGGATTTTGGAGAGTACAAGGTAGATACATTAATAAAGGGGACGCATGAAGCGTCCCATTAACCTTAAATAAATAATTATGCCAATATCAAACGAAATATTCGAAACCTATAGAATCCAGGAAAGAGTCAAGGAACAAAAGAAAGCTATAAGACTATTAGCGTCTCAAGGATATACTATCCTGGACTTAGAAGGAAAAATTATTAACAAAGAAAATTATAAATAATAAAATATGAGCAAAGAAAAATTAGATAACTTTTTAAGATTTTACGCAGGACTAGTAATACAGTTTAGTACTATACTATTTTCTGCAGCATTTTGCACAGTAGCAATAATGACAGTAGTTAAAGTTTTGTATAATGTTTTTAATACTTTATACTTAACGTAATGACTAATAAGGAATGGTTTAATCACAATAAAATTAGAGCGATGAGACAGTATCGAAGTAACCAGGGCAGAAGTCCTAGAAAAGTAAACGAGACTATGAAACTTTTAAAAGTAGTTTTTATAGCTTTGTTTTTAATGTCTATATTATGTTTTGTTTTCCTATAATATAGTAATGGTTTTTTTGTTTAAATTAGGGTAGTCAAAAGGCTGCCCTTTTTTTTTGTAAAAATAATTAAATTTAACGTTATATAAGTATATGGAATTAAAAGTAAACGTACCTACTAGAATGCAAGATATTACTTTAGAACAGTATCAAAAGTTTCTAAAAGAATGTACTGACGAAGATTTGTCAGAAGAATTTATAGCTATTAAAATGCTAGAAATATTTTGTGGTCTTCCTGAAGATCATAGTCTTCAATTAAAAATGAGTGATGTTTTTGAAATTTGTGAAAAAATAAATTTAGCATTAAACGAAAAACCTAACTTAATAGCAAGATGGAAATATGACCAAATAGAGTTTGGATTTATTCCTCAGCTAGACGATATGACTTTTGGAGAGTATGTAGATGTCGATACTTATATAACAGACTGGGAAACTATGCATAGAGCTATGGCAGTTTTATATAGACCTGTCTTACAAAATTACAAAGGCAGTTACGAAATAGAAGAATATAAAGGAGATACTTATTGGGAGTTAATGAAACGTATGCCTCTAAATTTAGTAATGGGATGTATGCTTTTTTTTTGGACTTTAGAAAGAGACTTAGTATCAGTTATGAGGAACTCTTTGAAAAATCCGAAGACACAGACCTATCACGAGAAGCTAACTTCAATGTTAAATATGGATGGTATCATTCACTCTGGAGACTTGCAAACGAAGACGTCACAAAAATAGATGAAGTTACAAAATTAAATTTCCATAAATGTTTAAGTGCTTTAGAGTATATAAAAGATAAAGGAAATATACAGTTATCAAAAATTAAAAAGAAATGAGCAATAAAAGAGGAATAAGAAGTTATTATTTAATAATGGAAAAACTAGAACAACAGTTACTAGCTAGTCCTTTTGTAAAGACAGTTACGTTTGGAGATATAAGTCAAGTAGATTTGCGTAAGCAAACTATATTTCCGTTGTCTCATATTATTATAAATAACGTAGTTCAAAGCGGACAAGTAATGACTTATAATATAACTATACTTCTTATGGATATTATAGATGTAAACAAAGCAGTAGTAGTAGATCAGTTTACAGGAAATACAGATGAAATGGATATTTTAAACACTCAGCTAGGAGTAGGTAATAGACTCGTAGAGCAGATGAGATCAGGAACTTTATTTAATGATATGTACCAAGTAGACACAGATGTAACGTTTGAACCTTTTTTCGATAGGTTCGAAAACGAATTAGTAGGATGGGCTATGAATGTAAATATAACTGTAGAAAATGATATTTATATATGTTAGCAGAAGTAAATAAAATACTAGAAGCTTTTGCTTTAAACGTAGTTTCTGCAGCTAAAGATAATCTAGCAAAATCTGGCAATTCTAATGGAGATTTGTATAATAGTTTAGATTATAAAATTCCTGGTAAAAATAATGAAATAGAAATAAACTTTATAGGAACTAATTATGCTAATTTTTATGATCTAGGAGTTCAAGGAGCAGCACCTTCTAAAATGCCGCCTAACTCTATATCACGCTATAATAAAGCTCCTATGAGTCCTTATAAGTTTGGTTCTGGCTCAGGAAAAAAAGGAGGTTTAAGAGGAGCCATAGATAAATGGGTAGTTAGAAAGCCTGGATTAAGTAATGTTAGAGATAACTTAGGTAGGTTTATTCCTAGAAAATCTATGGTGTTTTTAATTACTAGAAGTATTTATTTAACAGGATTAAAACCTAGTTACTTTTTTGATAAACCTTTAAAAAAATATTTAAAACAATTAGAAATAGAACTAGAAGAAGCTTTAGGAAGAGACATAGAAATAGCTTTATCTGAATCTAAAGAACCAACTGAGATAACCGTAACAATACCAAATTAAATGTCAGCAATAGCATTAAGAAGCCCACAATATAAAACAATAACTGCAGGAGCAAATGCAGCTTATACAACTTGTTCAATTACTATAGACGGAGCAGGTAGTCCTCAATATGTATTAAGAAAAAATACAAGTCCTTCAGCTACAGTCTTATTTGAAATTTCAGAGCTTTGTAGAGATTATTTAAACATTACTTTTAACGGAACTTATACGGCAAAAACTATTACTGTATCTACAGTAGTAAATGCTTACACT